AGTAAGAGTAGTGTGTCAAAACACTTTAAGGATTGCTTTAGGCAAAAGAGTTACTCAACAAATATCAATACGCCATACTTCCGGTATAACACAAAAGGTAGATACTGCTAGAAATACTTTAGGTCTAGCTGTTGAATACTACAAAGGTTTTACCGAAACAGTAGAACGTATGATAGATAAAGAGATTACTGATGACAGATTCGTAGAGATTATGGATTCTGTGTTTCCAAAACCAAGTGATGAGGAAATGGAAAAGCCAAGAGTAGCCTCTAACTACAAGCATAAAATTGCTAGCGTTCAAACAAACTATGTATCAGAAAAGCATGTTGGTACAGCTTGGGGAGTTGTGAACGCATTCAACAGTTATGAGATATGGCAACAAAAAATACGTGGCGGTGAAACAAAACGTATGACAAGACAAGCCAAAAATTTCATACTCAACAATCAACCTATAACCAATAAAGTAAAACGATTGGCTTATGGATAGGAGAAATATGAACAGAAAACAAAGGCGAAAATTAAAGAGCAAGAAAAGAGGGCGTACATTTACTGTTAAGGCTAACAGAAATAGAACACCTGCTCTTAGAGTCGTAAGGGATAAATAATGGCTAGAACAACTGTATATGGCTTGTTCAAGCCAAGATTAGTTGGTGTCAAAGAGATTGCACAGATGCTCGGTGTTGACCGAGCAACTGTTGCAACTTGGAAACACCAAAGTCGCCTACCAAGACCAGATTACAAAATCAGCGGAAATCCAATATGGTTTGAAGCGGAAATACTTTTCTGGGTACATAACAACGACTATATAAAAGCAAGAATAAAAACATTACCAGAGTTGATACAATGAAAACAGATATTGTAAGATACTTTAGAAATGCACATATTCCTGCTTATGTGCGAAACAAAAGCCAACTAATAGCTTATGTTCTCGTAAAATATCGAAACAGTGAGCCAATATCAAATGGTGAGTTTGTATTCGATTTACGTTGTACAAGATTCGGTGGAGTAATACATAACCTAAGAAAAGATGGTTGGGATATTGCAACACTAAAAGGTAAAGAAGCTGGACATTCTTTGTATTATCTAGTTTCAAAACCAGATGATGAACTGAATCAAGATACAACATTAAAACTAATATGATTGGAGAAAAATGAGTAGAGATAATATGATTGTGGCACAATGTTGTTTCAAAGGTGCAATCGATTTAGCAATAGCTAATAGAATTAGCACTGAAGAAATAAATAAGCTAACTAAGGTATGGACTGACTTTATCATTGCCGAATATGGCGGTGGTACAACAGCAGTAGTACCAGCTAAACCTGTGTTCCAACCAAAAGAAAACTATAAAGGCAACTCTGACAAGAAGCCAAAGATTGCAAATCCAAATGAAGATGCATCTGAAGCTCAGTTAAAATTTATAAATAATTTAATTAAAGAGTTACCATTATCTGAACAAGATGCGTTCAAGCAACTTGTTTCAGGGCAAGTTACAAAAGGTGTAGCTAGTGGATTAATCGAGCAACTAAAAGGCAAGGTTGATGACAACAAACCAAAAGCTAGACCACTCGAGGAGCTGTCTCCAGATGAAGCACAGTTCTAAATGGAAGCTAATCGAATAAACAGTGATATATATTTTGCAATAGTTCCCGAATGGGTAATTGATGCACCAATATCTGCACAAGCAGTTAGATTATATTCTGTTTTAAACCGATATAGCAATAAAGATGATTCAACGTGTTTTCCAGCAATCAAAACGATTGCCAAAAGAATGCACACCAGCGAATCAACTGTAAAACGTGCTTTGAACGAATTAAAAGATATCAAAGCAATTCTAGTAGAAGCACGTTATAACAAAGCAACTGGTGAACAGACAAGTAACTTATATACAGTTATGCATACACCATCGTTCATATATGAACCACCCCATGTCATAGATGACCTAGTGGGCAGTTCGCATAAGAACTACAAATCAAAGTCATATAAACAAAGTAAGTTTGCAGAACAATATTCTGCACTATGTGAAGCAATATACACTCCGCAAACGAAAAGTGAAATAGGTGGCTTTAATGCGTGTGCAAAACAATTGTATGATGCAGAAGCTACTTATGATGACATAATAAGTAGAGTTCTTGTGTATCGAAAAGAATGGTCTACAATGACTGTTACACCTTATGCAATAGTTAAGCATTGGTCTATGTTAGGAGAATTATTACAAGATACTTTAGTCAAAGAATTACCTATGTGTGATGAAAACAGACACTTACAAATAATTAAATTTGATGATGGATTTAGTTATTGTGGTAGATGTAAGACTGAATATCCAGAAAAAAATGCCTACAAACCAACTAGCTGACATTTGGCGATGTGGAATAAAGTCGTAGGAGAACTACGAATGGGTGCCCTTTCATACGCTTAGTCTTTGAACAGCGTACCTTAGTGAACACCACTAATCGCCAAACTCATATCCAAAGTTTTTCAAAACCTCGTAACATACGTTTTCGATTTCATCAAGTTCAAAACTTACAATACCTTTGGTCGTACCATCAGGCATACTTACTTGAATAAATGGTTTACCCATACCACCAAAAGCCCTATGTGAAATATCAGATTGTTCTTTAGATTTATAGAATACTTTTGCTAGACCATCTACTTGCTTACCAGCTTTGACCTCAACCCTAAGACCTGTGCTCCAGTTTTCCTCGTGAGCATCAGCACCATGAAACCTATTGTTTGGGATACCTAATTTTTTTCTAGCAATATTTTGTTTTCTTTTACCTTTACTTCTGTTTCTACGATTAATACAAGTCCTACATTTACATTTAATTTTTTTTTCATTTGAGTTTGGACATAAACCTGACATATTTTTTTTCGAGTTAGGTTGCCCTATACCAGACATACCTGCATATTTTTTTTCTTTATACTCGGCGTATGTTTCGTTAGATTCCCAATCAACCATCAATCAATTTTTTTTCTTGCACCTTTAATCTTTTTAGATATTCAGATTCCATATTATCGCAATTTTCCATTTTAGTTCTGTAATAACAAACCACAGATATACGTTCAGCATCATCACTATTACTAATAAGTTCGGTATTTCCATGCCATTGATGAGCATCAAATATAAGTAAATCCCTATGTTCCATTTTAAAAGCAATCCTAAACTCTGGTAAAACTAAATATCCACCCTCCATATCACCACGTTTAATACAAGCAAGAGTAGATATACCCTCATCTAAATCTCCTTTGTCTGTATGTACACCAGTAGGATATGAGTTATTAACAGTAACAGTTGTAAATGGAGTTCCCGGAATAACCCAATCTTCGTGTGTTCTATCAACATATTCCATTTGTGCATTGTATCTGTCTGGTGCTTTGTCTTTCATTTCATCTCCAATGAATTTGAATAATGGAAATAATTTTTTATATTTTTCTGTTTCCTTACCAGAGTAAGCGGTCAACCTGCAATATTGCTTTGCACCGACTGCATCAAAGCTACCGATGATTGCTGATGCAATCGACTTCGCAGTAGCACTACGTTTACCATCTCCCTTACTAATTCTTGGTGTACCACTAGCCATACCACGATTATTTGTTTGATACTTTTTCAAACCATGTAATGTTTCATAAGTTTCATCAACAATGTTTTCTGGTATAACATTTTTTTGAAATATAGCCATAACTTTTCCATCAATACCACGTACTGTTGTATCTTTATGAATAAGCAAGTTGTAATCCTCGTGGGTAAGTATTTTACCTACTTTTTGTTGCAACTCTTCGTTGCTAATTTTACTTCTCAATCTTATATCAATCATATATCTCCACGATTACAATTATAGCAAAGACCACTATCCCCATCTAATACTGTTTCACCACAAAGCCTACAATTTTTTTTATCCACTACCACCAACATCAGTCCAACCATTCTTATCTAAAAAATCATTAATCATATCATCAAGTGCAACTTGTTTCATTTCCCTAAACAATTCATCAACTATCAATATATATTCAGATTGACTGTATTTAGATATATCAATTTGTTTCACAAGTTCCATTAATTTTTCAATCATTTTTAACCCAAACATTAGATTCATTGTTAAAAACATAATGCTTCTTAAAGGCATTATATTGTTTATGCCACATTTTAAAATTAAAGTCTGACATATTTGTAATACGTAAATCTGGATAATTATCTTTACGTTTTTTAACTTTGACAATCTGTGGATATTTAGATACCAAATATGCAATGCTATCAATCCTAGCAGAACGCCTATGTGCAGAAGTACCTAGACCACCTTGTTGATAATGCGTAGCATTAGCCCATAAATAATCACATATCAAAACTTTTCCATATTGTGATAAATGCATTAAAGTGAAATGAAAATCTTCCATGTGGCAAAATGGTAAATCAAAATTAAAATTTTTATCTTTTTTCCATAATGTCATCTTGCCTATTACATAACCTCTTGTTCTATATTTTTTATGTGCATAGAAATAATTTTTAGATGTTTGGAATCCAATATGATATGCACCAATAGCATCTGCATAATCTTTTATTTCTTCAATACGTTCATAGAATAAACGACTGCTATATTTACCAAAAAAATCTTTATCAGTTTCATCAATAGTTTTATTTTTCCATATTTTATGTGGCAATACACCCTCAACAAAAGATATGTTGTCATCAGCAAACAAAACCCATTCTCCATCTTCCATATAATTATCTATATAATGTTTTCGTTGCATAGGTAAACCTGTACCATCTTTTTGCGTTTTAACACCTGTATCAAGTAATTTAATCTTGTTATATTCGTTGTATTTTTTATATTCTTTCACTTGTTCTTTACCATGCAATAAAATAGTTTTATCGTATGCTCCAAACACATTAAGAAATGGTGTAGATATGTTTTGTGCTCGATTATATGATGGGATAACTAATTTCATTTACCAAAGAGTTTATTGAACACACTCGGTCTGTCTACTTTTCCCTGTCTAATAAAATCTGCAACCTTAAGTACAGATGTATATAAGGCATCAGTTCCTGATAAGCCTTTTGTTTTGTAAATAATTTGTAAATATTTTTGATACTCTTGATAATCTTTTTCAACAAATGCAAGAATAACCTCATTCATTTTTTCTTTAGCTTTACGTTCATTAGGTTGTAGAGTTTGTTTCTGAATATCAGCAATCTCATCTTCTGATAATGCATATCCACCCTGAAACTCCTCAAACTCTGTAATACTTATTTCATCAAGACCAGCAAGTATATCATCTGCTTCATCTGCCGAATATCCAGTACCAAGTAACTTACCAAGCTCCATCATTTCAGTAAGCATATCTACCATAAGTTCTTTATCATAAGTAGCAAGTTCATTTGTTTTGTTATCAACTAAAACTATTTTTTTTGCAGTTATTTCATCAACATCAACAAACATCACAGCACATTTTGAAATACCAAGTTGTTTCATAGCTAACCAAGTATGATTACCTGTCAAGATTTGATTATTGTTTTTGTTAACAGTAAGCGGTCTGTACTGTCCATGTAATTTTACAGATTCAAGAATACCCTCCATATTGCTAGTTCTAGGATTATTAGGAAACTCAACAAGAGAATCTGTATCTACATATTTTATTTCATATTTCATTTATCTAATTTTTCTGCGTACATACGTACTGCCTTTAACCCAGCCTGCGTAGGATTGACTTTAAAGTAATCAGATATAATATTTATTGCGTGTTTGTATAATCCAAACTTTTCATCAGTGAGTTGTAATACAACATCGTGAACTGCACCAATATCTGCATCAACAGTGGGTTTAGAAGCGTTTTTAGGCTCATCTTTGTTATCTATGGGAGTTGATACCAGAAGTTCATCAAGTGCTTCTGTTGTGTACCCAGAGCCTATTAGAGAGCCTACATCTTG